AAAACCATTAATGGTCTGTGTACTAAAACACGTTTCACTGGTCAGCGTCATGTTGAATTATTGCATTACCAAGTGAGATTGAATTATGTTGACGGTAAAGTTCATGGTGGAAAAACGAAACCTGCCATGACCTACTACGACTATGGAAATAAGATACTTGCAAGGGCATATGCCACACATGGCAAGTTTTCCGGTGAGTATATTCGTTTTGGTAAAGCAAATAGAAAAACTGATCATGTTCTATCAGTTCGGGATGATTTTGAAATTAGTCATATTGGAATTTGGGACACACTGAAAACCCCAATATGGAAACATGGTCACGGTATTTCCCGGCACCGAAAAGTGATTCAGGTCTTTGATAGAAAATATTATCTTGAAGATATTCTGGATTATATGAAAACATATAACATAGATTTTCAAAATCTGTGTGAAGCTGATCGTTTTCAACTTCCACTCCTATATGATGAAGTATCAGTGATAAACACAGTCGGACTTGACCGCAAAGATATAAAATTCATTGAAGTCTTTTCATATTAAATAGAATATAGCAGGAGTTAATCATGGATTTTGTTGAAATTCGTCGCAAATTATTTGAAGTGGAACAGCCAAAATAGACATTCATTAATATGTTCGTCAAATTTACTATCAATGGTGAAGACCATGTTCGTAATTTCACAAATGAAAAAGAATATGATCGTTTTTGTGAATACATCCGCAAGAACAATGAAGTTACTGCGTATGAATGTTCAAAAACATATAAAAAGGTGACATGATGAAGATTGGTAAATTCCACGATTCAATTGGTATCCCACGGGAAAAGTTACCGCAGATTGAGAAAGAGTATCATGACGAAATACTTTCACGAATGTAGAATGATGGAATAACCTTCACGAAGGGGAAATGTACATGTGACAAACTTTCACCATCACAGGCTGATCTTTCCATTGACAAAGTTAATGGAATAGTTGATAGTGGTGCATACAAAGAGCCAAGAACATTATTTGTTTCATATGATGGTTTCATTATAGACGGGCATCATACATGGGCCGCTAAATATACTGTTGACCCAACAATGAAAATTGATATAATACGTGTAGACATGAATCCAATTGATTTGATAAATTGGTTTAACACCCAAGATTTCACATACAATAGAACCGTTATGGAGAGTAAGAAATGAAAACATATGCAATTTATCTGGAAGACTTTTCATACCGTGGCCAACTTGAAAATCTACTTCATGAAAAGGTGCCATTCTTTTCAAAAAAGTCTGGCGAAGATGTGATTGTTTATGTTGTCACTGGTGATCTTTATGAAACAATGTTTGGTGACATTCCGGTTAGAATTGTCCCCCAAGATGATATCAATACGGACGATGAAGATGTCCCATTCCCACAACCTGAACCAGATCGTGACGATGTTGTTTCAGATGGTCTTGATATGAAAAATATGATACTGTATGCTGTTGGATGTGTGGTTCTTTTGACTATTGCCATTGTATTGTTTTAAGGAATGTGAATGTAGGGTTTCAATCTTTGGAAGGGTAAAAAAACAAAAGACTATCACTTTCACGATAGGATTGCTAAAGACTACATCCGTCGCTCCGGTACTGCATGTTTTGTCCACAAATATATCGGGCCATATGAACAGGATAAAAAAGATGCATCATTGATGATCCCAACAGAGGATATTAATGAACTGACAATCCAAGATGTTTTATTTGGGGAAACCCGTGATAGAAAATATGCAGAAGATGTGATTGAACTTCGCGGTACTTATAATATTTCTGACAGTGACTTTGACATGTCACAATTTGGTTATATGTTATAGGCCGATACCATTGTCATTGAACTACATTCAAATGACATGATTGAACTTATTGGTCGCAAATTGATGACCGGGGATGTCATAGAACTTCCCCATCTTCGCGATGATACATCACTTGATGCAACAGTTGGTGAAATTAAAAAGTATTATGTCGTCCAAGATTCAAACCGATCTGCATCTGGATATGGACCAACATGGTATAGCCATCTGTGGCGTGTAAGATGCACACCTATTGTTGACACGCAAGAGTTTCGCAGTATTCTCCATAATGAAAATATTGGCATCAAAAACGATACCATTGACTGGTTGACTGATTACATTATGTCTGGAAATTCTGATGCAGGGGTTGAAACTGATATGGGTGGAAAACAATAGACCCTTGATTATGAACTTCAAAAAGTTGATACAATACGTGAATATCAACGCAATGAAGTAATGAAACGTTCATTTGATTATAAACATCTTTACATCAAATGTGGTTCTGAAATGGAAAAGCAGGGCCTTATTACTTTGTTGGTCAATGGTGATGCTATTCCCAACAGCTTTGAAGGTGAGTATATATTTTCAGGTACATCATTCCCAGAAGAACCATCAGAAGGCGATTTTTTTGTAACGGTTGATTATGATCCCCCAAGACTTTTTAAGAGGGTTGGGCAAGCATGGAGAAAGGTATCTGATATGTGGCGAAAAGATTGGACACCTGCACATACGGTCCTTGAAAGCTTCATAAATAACAATAACAAAACAGTTATCGGTAATCGTGAAGATCAGTCGTTTGATGAAAGACAACCACTTTCAGAAGTTGTTCTTCCAAAGACGAAAAAAGGTCCACAGATAGTTCCGACACCTAAGAGGAAATAAACATGAAATTATGTATAATTGACTGCATAGGTCTCACCTATGATGGGAACACCCTACTTCATCGTGGTCTTGGTGGATCAGAATCCGCCGTTATTCTTATGTCAAAAGAATTAGCCAAGATTGGGTTTGATGTAACGGTATTCAATAATTGTGAGGACACCCTTGCAAAACCCGGAATTTATGATAATGTAAAATATCGCCCATTCTCCGATCTTGAAAAGTATGACTTTACTTTTGATATTATGATTTCGTCCAGAACATTCATACCATTTGTACCACCTGAACTCTATCATATGTTCATGCCAGACCAGTATGGCCGTATGCATAATCCAAAATTGTTTGAGAATATTCGCAGTCGTGCCAAACTGAAAATCATGTGGAAACATGATACGTTCTGTATGGGCGATCCAATTCTTGAAGAACTTGTTGTAAATGGGTATATTGACGAATTATTCACCCTGTCCGATTTTCACACAACGTATGTGACAAATTCAGAACACGGTAAAAAAAGAATTTACGAAGTATTGAAAAATAAGGTATGGCAAACCAGAAACGGTATTGTCAATTATTACCCAGAAGTTGATATTTCAGCAAAAGACAGAGACTTGTTCGTATACAATGCATCAATTACAAAAGGAATGCTACCCCTTGTTCACAAAATTTGGCCAAAGGTTCGTGAACGTATCCCAACCGCAAAATTGAAAATTATTGGGGGGTATTATCGTTTTAGGGAAAACGCCGCACCAGATGAACAAGAAGTCATGTTTCACAATCTGGTAAAAGAGAAAGAGGGTCTTGATATTGGTATTGAATTCACTGGTATAATTTCTCAAAAAGAAATTGCCAAGACCCTAACCAAAGCATCCTACTTTATTTTCCCATGTGCATTTCCAGAAACATTTGGTATCTCATCACTTGAGGCCATTAACTACAATGTTCCACTATTGGCATCTAAATTCGGCGCAGTTGAAGAAACCGGAATAGAAATGGCATCATACTTCACCGATTATGCAATTGAACCAAATTCACTTGCACCATGGATAAACACTGATACCCAAGTTGACAAATTTGTTGACATGGTTGTGAATGCGTACAATAATACATACCTTCACCAACAGAAAATGTATTATTGTAATATTGCAAAAGATGTGTCCACATGGGATACTGTCGCCATTCAGTGGAAACAGCACTTTTATCAAAAATTGAACAAGCATCTACCCGTTGATGATTTTAGGAAAGTGCAAAAAATAAATGATAAAGTGCATAAAGTATTTGGTCGCCGGATTTCAAATAAGGAAGAATGGGTAAATCGTAAGCAAAAAGAGCAACACATCACTTGTGTTGTACCATTCTATAATTCTGTAAACTATATCGGGAAGACGATTGAATCTATCGCATCACAGGATTATGACAACTATAACGTTATACTGATCAATGATGCATCAACCGACAATTCGGTTCAAATATTGACCGATACCATATATTCATACCCAGAACATATTCGTGCAAAGTTCACCCTACTATCAAACGAAACCAATCAAGGTGCGGTGTACAACCAATATCATGCGTTCCAGCTTATTGGTGAAGATGATATCTGTATGATTGTTGATGGTGATGATTGGCTTGCATATGATAATACCATTTTTGATCAATATAATAACCTATACCATGACGGTGCAGAATTCACATATGGTAGCTGCTGGTCGTTGGCCGACAATATCCCACTTATCGCCCAACCATACCCACCATCGGTAAAGGCTGAAAAAGCCTACAGAAGCCATGCGTTCAATTGGGGTATGCCATACCCACATCTCCGGACGTTTAAGGGTTCATTGGCTTCCCTATTAGCTAAGGAAGCATGTCAAGATGCAGATGGTAATTGGTATCGTGCTGGTGGTGATAATGCAGTATTCTATGGATTGATTGAGGCAGCAAATCCAGATAAGGTCATTGCTGTACAAGACATAAATTACATCTACAATGATCTTAATCCACTGAATGACTATAAGGTCAACCCGGTTGAACAAAATGTAACTGCAACAAAAATACGAACTATGATGGCTGAAAAAAAAACGCAGGTGAAAATTTGAAGCGAATACTAATTGCAATCCCAACTTCAAAAAATATTGAAGTTGAAACGTTCAAATCCATCTATGATCAAATTTTACCAGATGGATATATTGCCGATTTTCAGTATTTTTATGGATACAATATTGCACAGATTCGCAATTTGATAGCCGACTATGCCATAAAGAATGGCTATGATTATCTATTTGCAGTTGATGCAGATATGAAATTTTCACCAGACACGTTGATAAAAATGTTATCACATGATGTTGACATGGTAACGGGGATATATCGTCAACGTAAACAAGAACAAATTCTTGAACTATATCGCTATGATGGTCCAAGTATGATAAATGTCAAGTTTGATGATGTTCGCGATACTGGTCTTGTTGAAGTTGATGGATGTGGATTTGGTTGCATTTTGATTAAGACGGGTGTATTATCTGGTGTTGGGTATCCACAATTTGAGTATCACATGGGAAGCGTATATTCTATTGCGTTATCGGAAGACAATGACTTTCTTATCAAGGCGAAGAAGAAAGGTTTCAAATTGTTTTGCGACACATCAATTATTTGTGGACATATTGGGTCACATGTGTATAATGTTGGATGAGGCCGATCAGGATCGTAGCTTTTATGGAATTGCCCATATTGGTTCCCTGTTGGTCGTTGATGGGGGAATGGGAAACTGTTCCCCCAAAGATATATGGAGAATGACATGATTGATCTTAAAGAAATTACACTCGATCCTTCAAAACTTTCAAAGTCGTTGGATTCATTTACGAAGTATGAACATCCAATTGCGTTTATTCTTCGCCAATACTTTAAGAAGCATGAGAAATGATCAGCGTTTGAGTGCCAATACGAACTTTTTCAACTTTGGTGTTTTTGGTGTAACATAGTTTTGAAGTATGAAATCTAAATTATCATTAAAGAATGTAGTTGAAGATTTAAGTGACTTTACGTGACGTATCATGTCAAATGTAATGGTATTTTCCAAGAGTTCCGATTCTTCTGGGTCAACACGATATATGACTAAACTGGTGAATTCATCGGTGAATGTTTCATAATCTTCAAGAACACCAGCGTATATTTTTCTTCTACCGATGGCGAATAATTCTTCAAAGCCTTTTTTGTATTCTGGTTGATTAAATTTATCTGGGAAGAAACGTATAAGCATTTTGAAATATTCTTGACGATATGCATTTGGGTCACTTGCAATTTCAAGTGCTCGAATGATTCTTGATATCTGTCTTTTTATTTCTTCAATCTTTGTTTCGTAACCTTTGCCACCCATTGCCCGAAATTCAATATAGCCATATTGCAGAAGTTTTGAAAAATTAACATAATCATACTTGTTTGCAACATTTAGAATATATGTGTTCATTTTTTCAACATATTTGTCATAATTTTTTATATCTTGCAGGGCGTGTATGTTTGTGTCAACTTTATCTTTCATCTATTGTGCATATATATTACCCACCCGGTTAAATGGCTCCAATGATAGAGCACCAGATGCCCCCATTATGGCAAAAAATTTCATGATATCAATATCGTGATATCCAAATGTTCCAATATTGATATGAAGGCCAGTTTGTGATGATGTATAAAATGCTGGATCGTTTTGCATTAGTTTTAATGCTTCTTCTAAATCTTTTATATCATCCGTTATATCTGGATATACCAATGAAATGACTTCAACCCCCCTATCAACCTATCCATCCTTGATTACTTTATCAACAAACATCACATTTTCAAACTTTTTTTCAGCAAATTTGAATGGGTCAATATACTTTCTCATAAATCGTTTTGGGTCTTCTTTGTATTTTTTTAGGATGTATTCGTCAAAGTTGAAGTGTTCCTAAATAATTCTGGCTACTACCTATCTACGATATAGTTCCCGACTGAATATACTACGGATTTTACCGTTATCTTCATATGCAAATTCTGTATCTAAATCGTAGCTTTTAATAGTTTGGTATATTAACTTGCGAAGTTCCTATATAGTATTCTGTAGTTTAATATCTGGTGTATCGGCTATATCGGCTTT